TTCGAATCCGCCCGCCCCGACTGAAATATATACCACACTATTAGCCTAATAATATATCACAATTTAGGTTTGTAGTGTGGTTTTAATATATCCAAATTTAAAACTGTGTGTCCTACAAAAAATGCTAAAACAGGGGGTAAAAACAGGGGTTATTTTGCAATTAGGTCGGAACTACCATGTTTAAAAGTAATGCCACTTTTTACCCCCACTTTTGTGAATTTTTGAAATTTTCATAGGGGAAAAATACCCCTAAAAAAAGTAAAAATTATTTTCCTAGACCTGTTTTTTGGGGTATTTTGTAACGAGATAATTTTCATTAACTAATATGATGGGGGATTAGATAATTTATGTAACGCTATAATTTTCATTAACTAATATTATGGGGGAAATTGAAAATTAGATAATTTATTTAACCAGATAATTTTAATGGGGGAATTAGATAGTCTGTTAGCTTTTTACGCGTTTATTAAAAGAGGGATGCATACTGCCGACCTAAGTTAGTAAAGTGGGCTTTATATAAATATTAATACTAAAATGGTATTGTTAGCTTTTTTAGCAGATATTAAAAGAGGGATGCATACTGTCGACCTAAGTTAATAAATATATAAACATTATACAAAATACTTGACAACTTTTATAATATGTGGTATAATATGCAAAAGTTTAATAAATATTATAAGCGAGGGTTATATCAAAAATTGTAATTCGCCACAAAAATGGTTTTAGTGGCGAGTTACTAAAAAACTAAAAAAAAAGAGAGGTAAACAAAATGGAGAGTAGTACAAAACAATGGAGTTCCAGTGTAACCCTGGGAAGCAATTATGCAGATAATTTTAATAATCGGATAGAAATTGGTAAAGCAGTCGAAGCCGAATTTATAAATTTTATGAAGTATTTGGATAAGCCGGTTCAGTTTACAGGGTATGAGAATTTATTTCCAGAGTGGTTGGTGGAAAAGCTTAAAAATGCTGAAAATAATTTATACACCACTACCACACGTCAATTCCCAGATTTCACATCGGGCTGTGCCCTATATCAGGTTAAAAGTGGGCTGGGCAGTTCCAAATATGACTCTGTAACAATAGAACAATCAAGTTTTAATACGTGTAAAAATATTTCAGAAATGTTGAACGCACCTGTATTTATTACATGGCTAATGCCAGATGGGAGATTCTGGGGTAATTTTGCAAGTGACATTAAAGTTCATGAGCCATACAGACAAAGTGCGTCAACTGGTAGCGGAGACCCCTACTATTTAGTTAAAAAGTCTCAACTCAAGCCACTAGAAGAATTTATAGATATTTTATAAAAAAAAAGAGAGGTTATAAACCATGGATAGAAATGAAAAAAATAGCAATAATATTACAAAGCAGGGCATATCATCTAAAGAAAATGACCAAAATTTTACATTATTCAAGACACCATATAAGTTAATTGCCCTGGATTTATCCCTGGCATGCACAGGTTATACCGTGCTCGAGGTACACAGGGGATATATGGAAGTACTGGAATTTGGCACTATCCCAACGGATAGTAAATTGGAAACTGGTAAGAGACTCCAAATTATTGGTAAAGCGCTGACGGATTTGAAAGTGGAATTTGAGCCGAGAGTTGTGGTTATAGAACGGGTATTTTCTCGTTATGATAAAGCCACAGCCCAGCTAAACAAAGTGCTTGGAATTGCGGAGATGGTGTTTAGTGGCTGTTTCCAGAAAACCATCCCACCCAATACTGTAAAGCGCATGCTTACTGGAGATGGGTTTGCAGACAAGAGCAAAGTCAGTGAAGTTGTATTACAGAAATTCCCCGAGCTGGAGAACGGCGGGTTGGATGTAACCGATTCTGCTGGACTGGCACTATGCTGGTTTGAGATGCAAAAACCATGGCTTGGAGAATGGACTGGGGTAAATAATGGAGATTAAGTTTTCTAATGCGTGGACACCAGACTACAACTGGGAACATTTAGTATGTAATACATGTGGATATGTTTTACCGGTAAGTCCAATTACTGCCAGAAATATGACTATGGAACAATTGGACTCTATAAAATGCCCCAAGTGTGAGAATAAAAAATCTGTGGGTAAAGTTGAAGCCAATATTACACCAGAAAAAAGAGAGGAGAACCAAAATGGCAATGAAGTTATCAAAAAAACAGGCAATAGAAAATCTAAAGTTTTATCTGGGGATACTAGAAAACCCAAGTTATGATAATCCAAATTATTTAGAGATAAAAGAAACAATTATTGATGCAATGAAATTGGAACTTACAACTATTAAATTTTTAATACAAAGCGAGAATGAAAATGGAAAATGAACAATTTAAAATGTTATGGGATGCTGTTACAGAAGAAGTTGGTATTTCTGCATCTGGTGTATTTAGCACTATATATGGACTTGCCCAAATTAACGATGGCAAATATTGTAAAACCAACATAGAAACTATTGCTAAATATGCCCATTTATCTGTTAGAACAACTTTTAGATGTATAACAAAACTTATTGAGAATGGCTATCTAACTATTAGTAAAAAGAGTAGAAGTAATAATACTTACTTCATAACAGATAAGTTTGATAGAAATAGCCATTATATTACTGTTTTAGATAGTATTATTGAGAATGTTGGCTATTCTGAAGCTTGTGTTTTTGGTGTAGTAAATGGTTTATCCAAGATGGATAGTAAAAACTGCACTGCAAGCGTAGAAACCATTGCCAAATTTTCCCATCTCTCTATCAGAACAACTCAACGAAGTTTGCAAAATCTAGTAAAAAACGGGTATTTGAAAGTTTATGTAAAAAATAATGTTGGAAATATTTATTACCCACTAGAAAATAGTTTAGCAGTACAACTTGCAGAGACATTATTGGAGTGCCAAAATGACACCCCTACTGAAAAGTTAGACTGCCAAAATGTCCAAATGGACTGCCAAAATGTCCAAATGAACTGCCAATTTGACGCAATGGACTGCCAATTTGACACCCAAATAGATAACTTAATATATAACTTAACAGATAATGTAATAGATAATAGAATCAATAGTACAAGTAATTCTTTAATTAATAATTTAAACAATCATCATTTAACTAATAATTTAATTAATAGTAAGAGTAGTTTAAATTATAATTTAAATAATCATCAGTTAACTAATAATTTAATTAATAGTAAGAGCTTTGATGAAAATTTAAATTCTGGAGATGGGAATATAAATTATAAAACCCATGAGGGGACTTTAAATAAAAGAGAGGATGGAGAAAACGAAATGGCTTACGTAAATAATACAATTACAGACGAAGAAGTTATTAAACTGGCACATGCAAAGTTAGGGGATAATTTTACTGCAGGTACAAAATGGGCACTTACAAAATATCCAGCAGGATGGGTTAGACATGCTATAAATCTAGCGGTTCAAAATAAAGCTAAGAGTTTTAATTACATAAAAGCTGTACTAGAAGCATGGGAAGTTGATGGATTTCCTGGTGGTGAAGCTGGAGACCCTATTATGAAACAATATGAAGATGCACTATTCTATACTGGTGTAAAACCAACATTGCGTAATATTAAATTATTAAAACAATCTCCAGCAGAACTAAATAAAAATATAAAAGAGCTAAAGCAGGCTGGAGCTTATTTGCCATATATAACTTCTGCAGAACGACTATTAGAACTAATTGCTATAAATAATGCAGGGGAACCTCTACCAGAAAACGCTATGCTAAAAACTACCAGTGATGATGTTGTAACGGATATGAACATAATCCGAAAGTACCTGAAAAGTACCCCTAACATTATAGGGTAATTTTGACTACTTTTGCATTTCCACGACCAGAATTATTGCGCATAGTCGCTACTATGAAAAATGCAAAAATTCACAAAACAGGGGGTAAAAATGGGGGTAACTTACCAAATAGGTCGGAACTACCATGGTAGAAAATTACCCCTGTTTTTAAGCCCATTTTTGGAGATAATTATTATTGGAACATTTTGTGTAATTAAAACATCAATATATGACATGTTTGTTACAGAAACTATAAGAGGCGCTTAGCCGACCAAAATTGGGCTTAAATTAGGTGGTAATAGTGAATAGGTATAATTATCCAATTTGCGTTTAAAATTGGATTTTAGTGCCAATTTTTGCGTCTGGTGACATTCTAGTGGGCTATTGGAGGTATACATGTTTGAAGTTATAATAAAGTATTTTAAATTTACAATTTTACTTATGTTTGCTTGGTTGTTTGGAATAATAAGAATATTTAAAAACTAATAATAACAATGGAGGTTATAAAATGGGAAATATTAAAATTGCTTTTGATGCACTGCTTAGAAGCAGAAAGTTTTGGTTGGCTGTGTTAGGGGTAATTAATACTATAGTTGCTCATTATTTTGCAGTGCCAGAAGATGTTTGGCAAGCTATTAACGCATTGTTACTTGTAGTAATTGCAGGCATTACCATAGAAGACGCTGCTACAAAAATTAATTCAAGTAATAAATCAAGTGATTTTATAAATTTTAAGTAATAACTATACTTAATGCCAGTCCCGTAGCCAGAGTCTGCGGGATTAACTCTGGCTATGTGGAGGTGTAAAGTATGAATTCAGAAGTTATTGATGTCATATTAGCTATTCTCTCTGGTGGAGCAATAGTGGCTATTATAAACGGGATATTTAATAAGCGTAAATCCAACGCAGAAAGCGCATCTATAGAACTAAAAAATATATCAGATGCGTATAGTTTACAAAAAACTATGTTGGAAGATAGCGCTAAAAATATTATAGAACTGCAATGTAAAGTAGAAGCACTAGAACAAAAAGTAGATGCACTAACAATTGAACGTAATAATCAAATAGCAACAATTCAAGCTCTTACAGACGAAAATATAAAACTAAAAAAGTCTGTATCTGAATTACAAACAGAAGTTAGTAATCGGGATAGTTCAATAAAGTCCCTACAAAAAAGAGTAAAAGAGTTGGAGAATAGAATCTCTCAGCTTACAGGAGGGGCAGAATAATGCCATATAAAATTGGTAAAGCGTGTGCAGTTCCTGGTTGTAGTGGGATAGCTACACGCAACGCATATTGCGAAACTCACCAATATATCCATAAAAAAATCCACCATTCTGAAGTTTACTATGGTGGAGAATGGTATAAAATATCTAAAAGCTTTTTGCAAAAAAACCCATTCTGCGAATTGTGTGGGGCTAAATCACAAGTAGCCCACCATATTGTAGAACGTGCAGATGGTGGGGAAGACATAGAAGAAAACTTAATGGCACTGTGTAATACTTGCCATAATAGAATCCACGCTAATAATAAGCTACATCATGGTAAAAAGTATACCTACTAAATTGTAAGCGCCAGGCAATCGTATGTTTATGCGTATAGATTAAACTACTGGCACCCTATAAGCTAAAAATATAATATAAAAAATAGTGGCACTCTACAAAAAATAGGGTAATTTATATAGGGTAATAGACAATTTATGTCTATTATACTAAATAAAATATAGTGACAGACGTAGGGGAGTCTAAATGTCTACAGGATTTAAGCTCGCTCGAGCGCCAGGCAATCAAAAAAACATAACAGCACTTGGGAGTAGGTGCAGTATTTGGAGGGATAAAAGTGGCAAATAGAAAAAAGTCAGTGCAAACTAAAGTACTAAATGGAACAGTGTCGTCTGATGGTGGCGGTAATGGAAATTTTCCAATTCCAGATAAATTACCAGACCCACCTGATTATTTTAATACTTATGCGGTTGCTGCATGGAATTATTACGGTAAGTTATTATTGCAAGCTGGGTTACTTACTAGTGGGGATATTTTAGCTTTAGAGCTATTGGCAACGGCTTATGGACGTTGGATAGAAGCTGAATTGAAACTAAAAGAAACTGGAACAGTATTAGCCAGTGATAAAACTGGTGGGCTTTATCAGAATCCATACTTAGGTGTAGCCAACAGGGCTTATGAGCATTTAATGAAACTACTGGGAAGTTTTGGATTAAATCCAGCAGAACGAAATAAAGTAACCATAGCTGGAACAAATGTAATGGACGGGATAATGAAGAAGCTATTGGGTAATAGCGGAGAAGATAGTAATGGAGGAGAATAATAAATATTATTTTGACAATACTTCTGCCACTATTGCTGTAAACTTTTTTGAGAAGATTCTAAAACATAGTATAGGGGAGTGGGCTGGTAAACCATTTACGCTATTAGACTGGCAAAAAGAGAAAATTATAAAGCCCATATTTGGTTGGAAGTCAGTAGAAACGGGATTACGTAAATATAGAACAGTTTATATAGAGGTTGGTAGGAAGCAGGGAAAAAGTGAACTTGGTGCCGCGATAGCACTATTACTGTTACTTATGGATAATGAGCCTGGTGCAGAAATATATAGTGCAGCTGCGGATAGAAATCAAGCTGGAATTGTATTTACCCAAGCTAAAAATATGCTGGAAAATTCTGGGGAGCTTTCAAAATTAGTAGAAATATACAAAAATACTATTACAGTCCCATCCACACGCAGTTTCTACAGGGTACTTTCCAGTGATGCTCCCACTAAGCATGGTTTAAATGCCCACGGGATTATTTTTGATGAACTACATGCACAACCAAACCGAGAATTATGGGATGTACTTACAACTTCTACTGGTTCTCGTAGGCAACCGCTAATAGTAGCTTTGACTACTGCTGGGTATGACAGGGAATCTATCTGCTGGGAGGTACATGATTATGCTAAAAAAGTTGAAGCGGGAATTATTTCAGACGATAGCTTTCTCCCTGTTATTTATAGTGCAGATGAAAAAGATGACTGGTTAGATGAAGAAACGTGGAAAAAAGCCAATCCAAGTTTAGGGGTTACTATAAAATTGGATTATTTGCGGGGAGAAGCCGAAAGAGCAAAAAATATTCCCGCATATCAGAATACATTTCGCCGACTTCACTTATCCCAATGGGTGCAACAGGAAAGCAGATGGTTGGATATGACTGCTTGGGACGCATGTAATACTGAAATTAGCCCAAAGCAGTTAGAGGGAATGTTATGCTATGGTGGATTAGACTTGGCATCCACGTCTGATATTGCTGCTTTTAGTTTAGTGTTTCCCAATATACAAGATAGTGATGAAATGTATTATATTCTACCATTTTTTTGGATACCAGAAGAGGGGTTAATAGAGCGTAGTAGAAGAGATAGAGTTCCCTATGATGCGTGGGTACGCAACGGGCTTATAAAAACTACCCCTGGAAACGTAATAGATTATAACTTTATTATTAGGGATATAGAAGCTTTAGGGGAGAAATATAACATTGCTGAAATAGCGTTTGACCGCTGGGGAGCGTTTCAAGTTTCTCAAACTCTGGAAGCTGCTGGTTTTACTATGGTTGCTTTTGGACAGGGTTTTGCTAGTATGTCGCCACCAATGACAGAGTTTATGCGATTAATTATGAATAAAAAGATTATGCACGGGGGTAATCCAGTGCTTAGGTGGATGGCAGATAACTTAATTGTGTCTACAGATGCAGCTGGAAATATTAAACCAGACAAAGCAAAATCCAGAGAAAAAATTGATGGCATAGTTGCCACAGTTCAAGCGCTGGATAGGTCTATTAGACATGAGAAAAAACCCGTTTCAGTCTACGAGAAGCGTGGGTTGATAGCAATTTAGGAGGTAATTTATATGGGTATTTTATTTTATCCAAAGAAAATAAAAGTAATAGTAAATTTGAAATCAGGAAAATCCATGCGTGGCTTTATTTGGAAGCATAATCCAGATTATTTAATTCTAAAAAATGTGGAATTACTGGAAAGTGCTGATGCAATTTATTCGCTGGACGGGGAAGTGTTGATTTACCATAACGATATTGATTTCATACAAATCTTGTAAAGTGGGGTAATTATGTCAGTAATAATAACTACAAATGGAAATTTATTAAACACAGAAATATGGAGACCCAACTTTACAGGCATGAGTTTTTATGACGGGTTTAGCTATGACTATGAAACAATTTATAGAACGCAACCAAACGTTAGAACTTGTGTGGATTTTCTGGCACGTAATGTAGCCCAATTAGGGTTGCATGTATATAAGCGTGAAGAAGACGATAGTAGAGTTAGGGTAAGAGACCACCCTCTATCAAAATTATTAAACTTGCCATTGCCACCAGAGTATAAAGTTAGTAGATATAGACTAATTGAATCTCTAATGGGAGATTTAGGGGTGTATTTCAACGCTTATTGGTTAAAAATTAAAACCAATGGGCAAGTAACTGGTTTACTTCGCATTCCGCCATATTTAGTAAATGTAAGAGGTGGACTTGCACCAATAGAGTATGAAGTATCTTTAGTTGGAGAAACTAAGTATTTTAAACCAGAAGAAATTGTGCATTTTCGTGGTTATCAACCTGGTAATTCAATTATGGGATTATCTCCGCTAGAAACTTTACGTAGAGTTTTAGCTGAAGAACAAGCAGCTGGGGCATATCGAGAAAAGTTTTGGCAAAATGCTGCCAGAATTGGCGGAGTAATTGAGCGCCCTGCTAATGCTCCTGAATGGAGTGAAGCAGCTCGCTCCAGATTTAAATCTGAATTTGAATCCCTGTACTCTGGAGAAGCTAACAGCGGTAAAACAGCAATTTTAGAAGAGGGTATGCAGTGGAAACCAACTACTTTTACTGCAGAAGAATCCCAGTATTTAGAGGGTAGAAAACTTACCCGTGAAGAGTGTGCTCGTGCATATCATATTCCGTTGCCGTTGGTAGGCATTTTAGACGAAGCTACTTTTGCAAGTATAAAAGAGCAACATAAAATGCTTTACATGGACACGTTAGGCCCATGGCTTGCTATGATTGAGCAGGATATTGCAGTGCAGTTAATCCCAGATTTTCCAGATTCAGATGGTTTATATGTGGAATTTAATATTCAAGAGAAACTACAGGGAGATTTTGAAGAGCAAACGCAAAGTTTCCAAAGTGCAGTTGGACGTCCCTGGATTACTGCAAACGAAGCTCGTGCCAGAATGAATATGCCAAAAATTGAGGGTGGAGATGAGTTAGTTACCCCATTAAACGTAATTACAGGTGGATTAGCTTCCCCACGGGATACTGGTAGTCAGAATATTGGCCCTAAATATGTAGAAATACCAGAAGCTAAAGCAGAAAATCAAGAACTTGTAG